GCTGGAGGCACAGCACCAGATGCACAAACAGTCTCGTTAGCATTTACATGTGTAACAACACCTGTTGGCACATTTACCTAAACAAAGGAGATCGGGAGCATGAAGTTACCAATTACAATCGAATACATGGACGGCAATGCTGAAACATACATTGCACATCCAGCAGAATGGGCAAAATGGGAAAACAAGACAGGCAACACGATTGGACAAGCACAAGACAAAATGGGCGTGTCTGATCTGTTGTTTCTTGCCTATCATGCAATGAAGCGCGAAATGGCTGGCAAACCAGCTAAGCCATTTGAGATTTGGTGTGAGACTGTCTCTGACATAACTGTCGGTGATGCAAACCCAAAAGCTATAAGTCCGGAAGCATAAATAGAATACTTTGGGAGGTAGCCATTGCTAGTGGCCAACCTCTTAGCGAATTTAAAACAGCTGAGGATTTATTGACGGCGATAGAGATATTGGAGAAGCGAAATGGCTGAGGATGCGGTTGCTTTTGACAAAGCCGAGTTAAGATCAATCATCTACGCCTTCAAAGGCATGGATGATGAAGCTGCCACAAAAGCTAAATCTGTGTCCAATGGTCTTGCCACTTATCTGCAAGGCAAAATCATTTCTAAATCTCAAGGCCGGGATAAAGCTTCAAGCCGTATTGCCGAAGGATCACGGGTAAGCAAATCATCCAAAATTGGCGAGATGTCATTTGGATTTGCCTCACAGAAATTTTCAGGCGGTGGCACAACTCAGCAGCTTTGGGGTGGTTACGAATTTGGATCAAACAAATATAAGCAATTCCCAATCTGGTCTGGCCGTGAAGGTCGCGGTTCAAAAGGTTGGTTTATTTATCCAACGCTCAAGGCAGAACAACCTCAAATTGTTAGCCAATGGGCTGAGGCATTTTCACAGATTGTGAAGGTGTGGTAAATGGCAGCTCAAGGATCAAGAACGCTCAAGCTCTCCTTATTGGCAGATGTTGCTGAATTTACAAAAGGCATTAAAACCGCCGGTAAAGACACAGAATCTATTGGCGATCAATTTACAGCATTTGGCAAAAAAGCAGCTTTAGCATTTGCTGCTGCCGGAGCTGCAATTGGTGCGTTTGCCGTAGAGTCAATCAAGAATGCCGCAGCTGATGAAAAAGCTCAACGGCTTTTAGCTTTGACAATTGAAAACACAACAAATGCGACAGCTGCTCAAATCGCAGGTGTTGAGAAATACATTTCAACAACATCAATTGCAATTGGTGTCACAGATGATGAATTGCGCCCGGCATTTGCGCGATTAACTAGATCAACAAAAGATGTTGAGGATGCTCAAAAATTATTGAATTTGGCACTGGATATTTCATCAGCTACGGGCAAACCTTTGGAAGCTGTGGCCAATGCGCTTGGTAAAGCATATGATGGCAACCTAGCTTCCTTGGGTCGTTTAGGTTTGGGCATAGATCAATCAATTCTCAAATCTAAAGATTTTGATTTGGTTTTTAACACGCTCACAAAGACTTTTGGCGGTTTTGCAGATAACGAGGCACAAAGTGCAGAGAAAGCTTTTGCTCGTATTAAAATCGCTACCGATGAAGTTCAAGAACAGATTGGCGCGGCTTTGCTTCCGATCGTGCAAGAATTAACAACATTCATTCTTACCGATGTTGTGCCTGTTGTACAAAGCTTTGTGGATGGTCTGACTGGTCAGGATGGCCTTAAGGACGGATTAACTCAATCACAGATAACAGCCATTGAGTGGGGCAAAAAAATTAGAGGTGTAATCAATACAGTGGTTAATTTGAAAGATGAATTGATTGCTGTTGCTGCTGTCATTGGCACAATTTTTGTCGTTTCCAAGATTTCAGCTGGTGTTGTGGCCACAATTGCTTTAATCAATACTTTAATCAAGGCATATAATTTGCTTAAAGCATCTGCAATTGTCGCTGGTGTTGCATCTGCATTTGCACTCAATCCATTGCTTGGAGTTGCAGCGGTAGCTCTTGGTGCTGCTGTTTTGGCTGGAGCAAATGCTTTGGCAAGATCAGGTGATGTTAGTGGGGCAGACACCTTCGCCGAGAGTGGCACACCTTCATTTATTAGTGGCAAAAAACTTGGCGGTGGATCATCAACATTAATTAATGGTGAGGTATTAGGAACGATTATCAAAGACCCAATTGTTATTGATCCTTCAGCAACCGATTCAACAGCGGCCACACTCGCAGCTGCACAACTTGCAGCGGCAGAAACAGCAAAAGCCGCAGCTCTAGCTGCAAAACTTTTAGCAGAATCCGAAGCTAGATTGGTTGCCGGTGCATTTGATTCTGGTTTGTCAGGCACACAAAGCCTTGCCGCAATTGAAGCAATTTCAAATCGACCATTTGCATTTGGCACATCCGGTGTAAATACAAACTCACTTGCTGGAATCATGGCAGCTTCAGGTCAGCCAACAGTAGTAATCAATGTAAATTCTCCATCAATTATTGATGAGGAAGGTTTTACGCGAGCGTTGAACAACGCTCAAAACAATAGTTTTTTCAGAGGCACGGGCGGTGCAACTAATTTAGTGGGAATCGGATGACACTTTTTAATCCGGTTTGGCAAGTGACAATTAGCGGTGTTCAATATCAAACTGCTATTTTGGCCAACCTTACAATCCAAAGTGGTCGCACAAACATTTATGAGCAAGCACAGGCAGGTTACACAAATCTAGAAATTATCAATCTTGATCAATCCAGTGTGACAATTGGCATCAATGATTCGCTGACTATTGAGCTGCAAGATTCAACAGCTACTTATGTGCCAATCTTTGGTGGATCGGTTGTTGATGTAAGCATTACTGTGGCCGAGGTTGGCGGCATTGATTATGCACAACGCATTAGGATTATTGCATTGGGTGCCTTGGCCAGATTGCCAAAGGCATTGACCAATGGCGTTTTGGCACATGATTTTGATGGGGATCAGATTTTTGACATTTTGAGCGAGGTTTTATTTGCACAATGGCAAGCTGTGCCAGCTGCATTGACATGGGCAACCTATGATCCAACAACCCAATGGCAAGATGCAGAAAACACAGGATTGGGCGAGATTGACAGGCCGGGCAATTATGAGCTGTCACAACGATCCTCAGACCGCACCGATGTTTATTCACTTGTTGCAGCTTTGGCCACTAGTGGTTTAGGTTATTTATATGAATCCCCAACCGGCCAAATTGGATATGCCGATTCGACTCACCGAACAGTTTATTTAGCGGCAAATGGCTATGTAGAATTGACAGCTAATCACGCTCTGGCATCAGGTTTAAGCATTCAGCAACGCGCCGGCGATGTACGAAACAACATAACAATCCAATATGGCCAAAACAGTCAAAACGAAACATCGGCCAGCGACATTGCCTCCATTGCTCTTTATGGCGAATTGTCACAAATCTTTACAACAACACTAAGGCATTTGGCCGATGCCGATGATCAGGCGGCTTTTTATTTAGAGCTAAGAGCTTATCCAAGATTTAATTTCAACAACATCACCTATGAGCTAACCAACCCAGAACTGGACGATGGCGACCGCGATAATCTAATCAAGGTGTTTATGGGCATGCCGGTAGAAATTGCCGATTTGCCGCTAAACATGAATTCGGGAGATTATTTGGGTTTCGTTGAAGGCTGGACATTCTCTGCCAGATATAATCAAATTAGCGTTTCATTGAATTTGTCACCGATTAGCTATTCATTGCAAGCCATGCGATGGAATGATGTGCCGGTGGTAGAGCAATGGCAAACAGTCAATCCAACTCTGGATTGGATCAATGCCACGATTGTGGCGTAAGGAGAAAACAAGTGGCAAACCCAACTACAAACTATGGTTTTGTTTTACCCACACCGACAGATTTAGTAACGGATTTGCCGGCAGATTTTGATGTTGCATTGCAAGGCGTGGATACACGGCTTAAGGCATTACAACCCGGCACAACGCTTGGTGATCTTGCTTATTCATCAGCCACAGCAAACACAAATACGCGGCTTGCCATTGGCACATCCGGTCAAGTGTTAGCAGTATCAGGTGGTGGTATCCCAGCTTGGACAACAACAGCTGATGTAACACCATTAACAACTAAAGGCGATTTATTTACTTTCACAACTGTAGACGCTCGTTTAGGCGTAGGCACAAATGGCCAAACACTTGTGGCGGATAGTGCCGAGGCCACAGGCTTGAAATGGGCTACTCCAACATCTTCATCATTTCCAACATTTTCAGCATATAAATCTGGAGGAACACAAACCTTTTCAACTGCAACTTGGACAAAAATTACTTTCGCCACTGAATCTTGGGACGAGCCAGGTTGCTTTGCTTCCAGCACTTTTACGCCAACATCCGCAGGTTATTACTCAATAAACACTGGGCTTTACCATACACAAGTTAGCAATGGCGATTTTCATATTGCTATTTATAAAAATGGCAGCGCGTGGCAACGATTAACTTCTGTCGGAACAATTGCTGGTGTTTCAGAATTACATGGTGGACAAAGTTTAGTGTATTGCAACGGCACAACAGATTACATTGAAATCTACGCAAAAGGTGATAACGGCGGAAATGTATCTATTTCTGACGGCGCAACTCTTACATATTTCTCGGGGATTGGAATTAGAGCATAATGGCTAAAAACACTTATGAGATTATTGTTGAAACTTATCCAGAGTTATTAGAAATCCCACGGGCTTTTTATGACCTTATTGAATTACAAGATGATTCAGACGGGCAAGGTATTTGGATTGTGTTCTGGAAATACGATAAGCCACTTCCTGCTGGGCTTAAAGTCGGTAAGTAGTGGAACACTTGACTGAGATGATTCATGGCTAATTTTCCACAAGGTACATTGCCCCGTTTGATTCAGATTGCGCTCGCTGAGGTTGGCACAGCTGAGACTGGAAACAACGAGACAAAGTATGGCAAACACATGGGAGCCGACAAGCTGCCATGGTGTGGGTCATTTCTCAATTGGTGCGCTGATCAAGCTGGTGTCAAAGTGCCAAATGTAGTCAGCACCAAAGCCGGAGCTTTGGCATTTAGCAAAAATAAGCAATGGCATCAAACGCCAAAGATTGGCGATTTCGTGTTTTTTGATTTTGTCATTGATGACAAGGTGACAATTAATCACATTGGTTTAGTAATTCGAGTCTCAGAAAAACAAATTGTGACAATTGAAGGCAACACATCGGGAGCTGCAGATCAAAGAAACGGCGGTGAGGTGATGGTAAAATCACGCACTTTGGGAGCGCGGTCATTTGTTGTGGGATATGGCCGACCGGCTTATGTCTCATTTTCTGGTGATCTACCGGAA